TAATGAAATATTTACAATGCAAGAGATGGTAAAAAATTTAGAAATATTTCATTAAACGGCACCGCCAGCGCTGATTATACCTTTAGCACACCAAGCACCGTTGTCGACGATGATACAACTCAAGCTCCGAATATTGTAACTAATTCTTTAGACGGGTTTAGTTATGGTTTCCCGAATATAAATCCTTCAGGACCGCCGTATTCAGTTCAAGGATATCGATACATGGATTGGCCATGCAATCGCGAAGACATCTCTTTCGAGCAGAACAGCACTAACGTTGATAATACTAGCGTTACCAATATGGCTTTTGGCAACACAAAAGTTTTTGATTCAAACGGAAACAATACTCTTACTCTACATCCCACTATTATGGACTGGTCGCCGATGGGTGGTAATATATGTGATATGTCTAAAAAAGCAGGTGTTTATTGGGCACCGGGCGGTGCTGGATTCTGGGGAGACAGCGCTGATATTGATGGTTCTAAATATCAATATTTTCCGATTAGTGCGCATGGCGCATGGGTAATTAGGCGAGAAGACTAATGGCTAGTCAAGCACTCTCTAAATATACAACCATTGGACCAACTGGTGGTACTAATGATTTAACAACTAGTTGGCATGGGGTTTTACCACTTGATTCTGCTACAACTTTTCCTAACTTTGATTTTGTAAGTCCAGCAATTACGATGGATAAAAGAATTGGCAAAAATCCGGATTTTTATCAAAATGCATCTATCGGATTAGCAACAACAACTACCATCGTACAATCAGGCGGTAGTGAATCAGAAGCTACTGGTCCACGTTGGGAAGACTGATTAATATTAAAAAGGATATAAGATTATGTTATCATTATTAGGATCATTGCTTGGATTTGCTGGCTCAGCAGTCCCTGCAATCACAGATCATTTTGCATCGAAAGAAGATCGCAAACATGAGCTGGACAAAATGAGAATGCATGCCGAACTTCGTAAGGAAGGCTATGATTTTGATATTAAAATGTATGAAACAATGGGTGCCGATAAAGAGCACGAAAGGTTGATTCAACATGATATTTCAATTAACAAAGGATCAGGGATTATCTCTGGTCTTCAAAAGTCAGTTAGACCCGTCATCACTTATGCATTCTTTGGACTTTTTGCTACAATTGAAATTACTCTTTTGATGAATGCAATCGAAATGGGCACACCATTTAATGAAGCGATTCAACTACTATGGGATGAAGAAACAAAAGCAATCTTTGCGGCAATCATTTCATTCTGGTTTGGATCTAGAGCAATTGAAAAGGCACGTAGAAAATGAAAGAACAATTAGTCAAAGCAGCACGTATGCATGCTGAAGGAGAGCTCGAAAGAGCCAAAACAAACATCATGGTCTACATGAATCAGAGTGTTGGTATTGGAGAACATTCTGATATTGTAGAAGCTATTCAAGAAGAACTCGATAAGATGGCCGCGGCCGAAGATCGAATCGAAATGTTAGAAAAACATTTCACTTAATTTCAAAAAATATATCATAAAACTATACAAAACGCGGTTTACAAAAACTGCGTTTTGATATATAATACTATCACCAAAATAAAAAACAAGCTATATGAGGTAGTAAGATGGCAACAGCGAATGTTGACACTAGGAAATTTTTGTCCGAAACGAAATTTTACGAAGGTTATTCCCGATACATTGAAGATCAAGGCCGTTACGAAAGCTGGAATGAAGCAGTTGATCGTGTTATTGGGATGCATGAAAACACATACAATGAAAAGAATAATGAATTAGCTCCTTATATGGAAGAAGCTCGTCAGGCATATAAAGAACAACGTGTTCTTGGTGCACAGCGTGCTTTACAATTCGGTGGTGAACAACTGATGAAGCATCAGATGCGTATGTATAACTGTACGTCATCTTATGTGGATCGTCCAGATTTTTTTGGTGAAGTGTTTTACATTCTATTGTGTGGTGCTGGTGCAGGGTTTTCTGTACAAAAACACCATGTTGAAAAACTTCCTCACATCCAGCCAAGATCAAAGCAAGCTAAAGGATTTGTTGTAGAAGACTCAATTGAAGGTTGGGCCTCTGCACTTGACGTTCTTATGGCATCGTACTTTGTCGATGGCGGAAAATATCCAGAATATGCAGGTCGGAGAGTTTTCTTCGACCTTTCTCAAATCAGGCCGAAAGGTGCTAAAATCTCTGGTGGATTCAAGGCGCCCGGGCCAGAAGGCTTACGTCGTTCACTCGACAAAATCGAACACCTACTTCAAGGTATTGTACTCGATTCGAAAGAATCAATTCCACTTAAACCAATTAATGTTTATGACATTACTATGCATGCAGCAGATGCTGTATTGTCTGGCGGTGTCCGCCGTTCAGCGACTATTTGTCTTTTCTCACCAGATGATGAGGAAATGATGAATGCCAAGACTGGCAATTGGTTTATGGAAAATCCACAAAGAGCTCGCTCAAACAACTCTGCTGTTATTGTAAGAGACAAAACAACAGCAGATCAGTTTGGCAAGATTATGGAATCTGTTAAACAGTTTGGCGAGCCTGGTTTCGTCTTCGTTGAATCAACTGAGCATACAACTAATCCATGTGTTGAGATTGGTATGTATCCACAGATTGATGGCCAGTCGGGTTGGCAAGGTTGCAACCTGACTGAAATCAATGGAGGTAAGTGCAATACCGCGGAAGACTTCTATCAGGCCTGTAGAGCAGCGTCTATCCTCGGTACACTCCAGGCAGGGTATACTGACTTCAAATTTCTCTCAGATACTTCCAAGAAGATCTTTGATAGAGAAGCCCTGCTTGGAGTTTCTATTACTGGCTGGATGAACAATCCTAGCATTCTGTTTAATGATAAGATCCTTGAGAAGGGAGCAAAGATTGTTAAAGAAGTTAATAAAGAAGTGGCAACTATCCTGGGCATCAATCCAGCTGCTCGCACTACTTGTGTTAAGCCTAGTGGTAATGCATCAGTTCTTCTACAAACCGCATCTGGCATTCATGCTGAGCACTCAGGAATGTACATTCGTAACGTGCAGATGAATAAAGAATCTGAAATTACTCAAGCGATTATGAAATCTAATCCTTGGATGGTTGAAGAATCTGTATGGTCTGCTAATGGTACTGATGTCGTTGTGTCGTTTCCAATCATTCCTAACAAAGATTCAATTATTAAAGATGATATTATTGGAGTTAAACACCTTGAACTTGTTGCAAAAGCTCAAAAGCATTGGGTGAATGCCGGTACAAATGAAGACCTGTGTGCAGACAAAGGAATAAGACATAATGTTTCCAATACTATTCTGGTCGATGATTGGGATGAAGTTGAAAAATACGTATTTGAAAACAGACATTCATTTGCTGGTATCTCGTTCTTGTCAATGATGGGAGACAAAGACTTTAACCAGGCACCGAACACAGCAGTCATTACCGCAGAAGAAATGGTAAAGAAATATAGTACTGCCGCGGTGTTTGCATCGGGTATGGTAGTTGATGGCCTTAAGACTTTTGATAACTTGTGGAATGCGTGTTCAACAGCACAAGGATATGGAGAAGATTTAACTCTTGACGATTCCTCTACTGCAATGAAAAAAGATTGGGTTCGTCGTTTCCACAACTTTGCTGATAACTATTTGAATGGTGATATGAAGAAAGCAGAATATTGTTTAAAGGATGCTTATCTTCTTCATAAATGGAAAAAAATTCAAGCTAACTTGCAACAAGTCGATTGGGCTGAGGATATTACTGAAAAGAAATATACCGACGTTGATACGCTTGGTGCCGCAGCCTGTGCTGGTGGTGCTTGTGAAATCGATTTCTAGTCCATGTGTAAAAATCTGCACATTGACAGATAACTACTGTGTAGGTTGCGGCAGGTCAAGCGAAGAGATTCGTGAATGGCTTGCCGCGACTGATAAAAGAAAACAAGAAATCCTCGAAAGGATCAAGGATGATTGAATACGTCATGGAGTGCAATGAGTGTGGTAATACAACTGCAGTCTTTAGTTACGAACCACCAGAATTTTGTCCAATCTGTGGAAGACGAGCCGAAGCAGAAGAAAAGCTTGAACAATATGATTGGGAAGATGATGAATAAATATCTTCATGTGGTATTACAATAATGAACCCTTTGACACAACACCCGAAGAATTCCAGGGCTTTGTCTATCTTATCACCGAGATCGACACCAACAAAAAGTATATTGGAAAGAAGAACTTCTGGAAACCAAAGACATTGCCGATCACGAAGAAGCGTAAGAGAAGAGTACGTACGCGTGTCGAGAGCGACTGGAGAGAATACGCGGGCTCGAGCGAGAAAGTTATTACCCTTATTGAATCTCGAGGCTTAGACAAATTTAAAAAAGAAATCCTATATCTTTGTAAAACAAAAGGTGAGATGTCGTACTATGAAGCTAAGCTACAGTTTCAGTACGACGTTTTACTTTCAGACGAATACTTCAATGAATTTATTGGATGCAAAATACATTCCCGTCATATAAAAAAGTAGTTTACATTCCGGTGTTTCTGTTGTATAATAATACTACAATTGCAAAGGATTTACATTATGATTCTAGTTGACTTCAGTGGCATCTGTCTTGCTACTATTCTTATCAACAAACAAAATGACGAACGTATGATTCGCCATATGACTCTCAACTCTCTTCGTATGTACAACAAGAAGTTCAAAGACAATTATGGTCAAATGGTTTTGGCTTGTGACGGTGCTAACAACTGGCGCCGTGGTTACTTTCCTCAATACAAAGCCAATCGTCGTAAAGGCCGTGACGAGTCTACCTTTGATTGGAACGAAGCATTTCGTATCATGCATAAAATCAAAGACGAGCTTCGTGAAAACTTTCCTTACAAAGTAATTCACCTTGAAGGTTGTGAGGCTGACGACGTAATCGGTACTTTGGTCGAACGTACTCAAGACTTTGGTAACTTCGAACCGGTTATGATTGTATCGTCTGACGGTGACTTCAAACAATTGCAAAAGTTTGACAACGTTTCTCAGTTCTCTCCTATGACTAAGAAGTATGTCGAAGAAACTCATCCACGTCAGAATCTCAAGCTCAAGATTCTTCAAGGCGATACCGGAGACGGTGTTCCTAACGTACTGTCAGATGATGATACACTGGTAGAAGGTCGTAGGCAAACACCGCTGTCAAAGAAAAAGAAAGAAGCCATTCTTCAAGATCTATCTGAAGGCGAACTTCTGTATGCAGCATCTTGGTATCGTAACTATTGTCGCAATGAAACTCTCATTGATTTGACAAAAACGCCACAAGATCTTAAGAATTCCATTATAAATAATTTTGAAGAACAAGATCCTTGGCACAACAAGGGAAAGGTTTTTCCTTACCTTGTTGCTAACAGGATGAATCGCTTGATTGAAAGTGCACAGGAGTTTATTTAATGAAGCAGTATGTTTATGAAGTTCTTGAAGAAGCTGCCAAGAAAAGACACAAAGCGCAGAAGGTAAAAGTCTTGCAAGACAACGAGAGTTGGGCATTGAAAGATATTCTTAGAGGATCTATGGATTCCACAGTACAATGGAATCTGCCTGGCGGCAACCCGCCTTACACACCCGCCGAAGCTCAATCTCATCCTTCTAATCTCCTTAGAGAAAACAAACAGTTTGCATACTTCGTAAAAGGAGGCAAAGGTGATAAGCTTCCTGCGTTTAAACGCGAAAATATTTTTATCGGTTTGATCGAAGGCGTGCATCCAAGAGATGCAGAGCTCGTTATTGCTATGATTAATAAAGAGAAACCCGTTGGTCTCTCTAGACCAATCGTAGAGGAGGCATTTCCTGGATTACTGAGAGACTAGGGTTTTAAACATTAACCCTGGAGAAAAGTACACATGGTATTAGCTCAGCTTGAAAGACTTAAAAAAGACGCAACTGAATTAGAAATCTATGCAAAGAAACTTGAGAAAAAGGGAAACCTTGATAGAATGAGAAAGATACTTCGAAAACAAGATTTCGTGAAACGTCGAATCGCTGAGGTTAGATATTCAACTTAAAGTAAAATATAGGAGTGTACATGTCCCTGTCAATTTGGTATAATTACTATATCGATATTGACAGGGATATTTCATTATGAATTTATTTATTCTAGACAAAGATCCAGTTGTCGCTGCTCAACTGCAGTGTGACAAGCACGTACCTAAAATGGTTGTGGAATCTGCACAAATGATGTCCACGGCTCATCGTATTCTCGATGGCGAACCAACTCGCCGACCATCAAAGTCTGGTAAGACGATGGTCAAGTATTGGGTACATCCTAATCACAATTGGGAAAACATTCTCCACAAAGCTGTCCACACCGGTCATCCATGTACGAAATGGACAATGGTAAGTAGTGACAATTACTTCTGGCACTACAAGCATTTCACAGCTCTTTGTGACGAGTATACATATCGATATGGTAAGATACACAAATGCGATAAAGACTTGCGCGATATCCTTTGTCACTTGCCAGAAAATATTCCACGTGGAGATCAAACACCATTTGAACTTGCTATGAAGTCTAATCCAGAATGTATTGCACTTGGCGATCCAGTCAAAGCTTACCAAGCATTCTATCAAACAAAGCAACATCGTTTCAATATGGTCTGGTCAAAGCGTTCAGTGCCGGAGTGGTTTAAGTATGCCGACGTATACGCTTAAAAATATTAAAGACAACATTGAGTTCGATGTTAATTGTTCTTATGATGATTTGCAAGTAATGCTTGACGAACAACCTGACGTCGTACGAGTATTGACAGCACCAAAGATTGTAACTGGTGTAGGTGGTTTGCATAGTAAAGTACCAGACGGCTTTAGGGATAAGCTGAAGCAAATTAAAAAAGGTTCTGGTAAAAACAACACGATTAAAGTAGTATGAAGACATCAGCTGTTAAACAAGATGAATTATATGAGTATGAACCTCTAACTGATAATCAAAAGATTGCATTTGATTCTTGGGATGATGGTGATAACTTAGCACTAGTTGGAACTGCGGGTACTGGCAAAACATTTTTAGCTATGTATCTTGCGATGGAAACTGTGACAGATAAACAAACGCCACAGGAAAAGATTACAATCTTTCGTTCAGTTGTTCCTACTCGTGAAATGGGATTCTTACCCGGCACTGTCGAAGAAAAGAAAGAAGTATTTGAAACACCATACAAGGCGATTGTAGAGGAAGTACTTGGTGGCGACCAACCTTACAAAAGAATGGTGAGGTGTAATCAACTTGAGTTTCTTACTACGTCTTTCATTCGTGGAATTACTATAGATAATTCTGTAGTGATTGTAGATGAGATGCAGAATCTAAATTTCCATGAACTCGATTCTGTTATGACTCGTATTGGAAATAATTGCAGAGTTATTTTTGCAGGTGATTATCTACAATCAGATTTTAAAGAAGGCGGTGAAAGAGACGGCGTTGTAAAATTCATGAGAATTGTAGATCAACTAAAAGATTTTACTACAGTTCAATTTGGATGGGATGACATTGTTAGATCTGACTTCCTTCGTGATTACATTATGACAAAAGAAATGTTAGGAATGAGATAGTGGAGTTTATACATGAAACAATTGATCTCGGCTATGAAGACTTGGTGGCCACAACTACTTCTAAAGGCAGAACTTATAATGTTCCTGATGGGGGTAGCTATCCTAGTATTACTACTGTTCTTTCACTTCTAAATGAAGAAGCGATTGCTGCATGGCGTAAACGCGTAGGAGAAGAAGAAGCAAACCGAATTGGCCATCGTGCCTCCAGTCGTGGAACAATGGTCCACTCTATCATAGAGAAGTATTTATTAAATGAAAGCACTACTGACTTTTTACCGCATATACGGCAAAGCTTGGAAAACGTTCGGCCTATCCTTGATAAATCTATCGGGAAAATCTTTGGTCTCGAGACTCCTCTTTACAGTCGTCATCTTGGGCTGGCTGGTCGTGTTGATTGTGTAGCAGAGTTTGATGGGGTACCTTCCATCGTAGATTTTAAAACATCTCGTTGGCCAAAGACAAAAGAGAAGATTCCAAATTACTTTGCACAAATGACTGGCTATGCTATTATGTTTGAAGAAAGAACTGGCATGCCAATCACCAATACAGTTATTGTAATGGATGTAGATAACCATGAGCCTCTGGTATTCAAAGAACACAGAGATAATTATGTAGATCTATTACTTGCCACGAAAGAAGAATATGATAGGCGGCAACTCTTCCACTGAGTTCAAAGATAAAGCTCGTGTGTTCTGGATGGTCAAAGGCTATCTTCCAGATGACCGGACTATTGAATCTGCTTATCCTGGTTACGTAAAAAGATTGTGGTGGAATGAAGAGGCTTACCTTCGAGCTGATGGGTTCGAAGAAGCATGGCAAAAAAGAATGCTAAATCTTTTTTGGCGTGAAAATATTTAAATAAAATGCATTTTAGGGGTTTACTTTTTCGAGAATCGTGGTATAATAGATACATGATTAGAAAAGAGGAGAGCCTAATGAAATCTGAAAATGCAAGATATCCTTATAAGTATGGTGAGCTTAAGATCGTAGCTCAGCAACTTGCTCAACAAGTCAAGGAAGATCATATGCGTCGTGTCAAAGATTATGGTAGCACACCATACTTTGATGTCATGACATATGACAAGGCAAAGCGCCTACTGGCACTTATCGAAGATCAGGAGAATCGCGTATGATTAAGGTTTTTCAAATTGTGGATCAAACTCCACTTCATCCCGCAGTCACGTTTACTTATGGCATGCAAGTTTCTTCTGCATTTAAGCCAGAAGATCACATGGAAAAGTATGAGCATGTGGCTACACTCGATGTTCAAACTCTCAATGAAGCATACGAAGTAGGCAACATTGGTCCTGAAGAAAAGATCAGCCGCTTTGCTTCAATGCATTCTCTTTCCATTGGTGATATCCTTGAATGGAATGACGAACGCTACATCATTTCTCGTTTTGGTTTCGATAAACTGGAGGCAGCATAATGGCTATGTGGATGGACAGAACAATGAGCGATCTGGAAACGGTAATGCTCGAATTGGAAACTCTTATACCAGCACAAGGCAAGTGTGAGTTTTCTCAGTCAAAGAACAAAGCACTCGATCGTTTCCGTCGTGCTACTAATCTGGTTCATGATCTTTTCAATAATGGTCTTGGCAATCGTAGGCACAACTGGTTCAGTACCTTCAAGTTTGGACCACCTATTCAAACTCATGCACAAGTCTATCGCTACAATATCAGGCAAGACAAGCACTACTGGATGAGGATTGAAGATCGCATTCATCCTAGGTATCGTGAGATCGTTATGGATGCTGTGCTTGAACAGTTTGGTAAAGATGTCTGGCTTAAAGTCATGCACAATAAGTCTTCATCAATTATTAGAGAAGCAATTGAAAAAGAAAGGATTGCTGCATGACAATATATGTCGACATGGATGGTGTGATTGCTGATTTCTTTGGTGGTCTGGAAAAATTCACCGGTGTATCGCACTGGAAAGATATCCACAACAAAGAAGTCACAATCTGTTCCTTGAAAGATACTGACTTTTTTTATCAGCTAAGTGAGTTCCCTACTTCTAAACGTTTGATTAGTTTCGTCAACATCGTGTCAAAAGGTGATTGGGGCATTTGTTCTTCTCCACTTCGTGGTGATAGAGACAACTCTGCTTATTGGAAACGCCGGTGGCTTGAAGAACATAACATGATGCCATCGATCGATCGACTTATCTTTACTAGCAATAAACCTAAGTATGCATGGAGCATGCTTGATGGAAAGCCGAATATTCTCATCGATGATAAACCTGAAAATATTAAGCGATGGAATGATGCTGGTGGTATCGGTATTCGCTACCAAGCAAATGAAGATGATCTAAAAGAATACCTGTTTGTAGAGTTGGAGAAAGCCATTGCTAAAAATAACTGATATCTTAAATTTAAGGACTGAGTTTGAAGAAGTAACGTCTGACTTTCGATTCCCTGACGAGATCAGTGGATCTAGTATATATACTCTAGAGTGGTTTGTAGAGAATGGACATCGCTCCAATTCTCTGCGTTCTGGTTATGATCGTGCAAAAGAAATCGCAACCATTATCGTAGAGGATTACAATGGAGCAAAAGAAACTGGAGCCAGGATCTGATTTTAATGAAGCCGACATCAATAAAGATGGTGTTGTCACTGACAAAGAATTACTTGCAATGGAAAAATTACATCAGATTGAAAGAGATGATAAGCTAGCTGAACGGCAGGATAGAAAACAAAAACAGCAGCGTTACATGGCTTGGACAGCCATTTGGTCAATGGTAGCTTTTACTGCTGTTATTCTCAGTCCAATTATTCCTGATTCTAAATTAGAATTGTTGGCTACATTACTTAGTACATTCTACATTGCTCAGGCAGGTATTGTTGGTGCCTTCATGGGATTTGCTACTATCTCAGACAAGAATTCATCAGCTCGAATGAAATAAATAAATTAAAGGTTTTGTTATGAAAAGACTGATATATCAAGTTTACACTGGCAATCGTTCTAAGCTATATGACACGTGTGTTGACTCTGTCGATGATTATTGTAAAAGACATAACATCGATCATATAGTTCAAAGAACTCCAAAATTAAAAATCAAACCCGACGTATTTATCACAAATCGTAGTAAAGAAAGCTACGAAAAATACGGCGGGTTTCTTCCTATCTATGAAAAAGAAAATGCATTCGATTTATTTGATCAGTATGATCAGATAGCAATCGTCGACGCAGACATTTGGATTAGAGATGGTGCACCAAATATTTTCGACGATCTAGATCCAAATGTTGATTTTGCTGGTGTGGTAGAAGCTGAAATGCCAATTCAGCCTTGGTACGTACAAAAGATTGCAAACTATTCTCGTATGCAATATGGCTCATTAAAGATTGACTGGAAATATACAGATCAGTATGGATTTCCTTTTATGAATATGGGTCTAATGGTAATGAACAAATCAATTCATAAATATCTTCGTGGTCAATCTGCTAAAGAGTTTCTCCAAAGGCAAGAATTTAAAATGTTTGTCGATGGTATGGGTGCATGGAAGTGGTCGACAGATCAGACTCTTCTGAACTACTGGATTCGTAATGAAAAGATGAATATTCAAAATCTAGACTGGAAGTGGAATGCTTTATACACTGCAGTTGATCAGAATAAAATAAAGGACGCGCATTTTGTACATTTTTTCTTAAAAGATAAATTGCCTAATAGAGGAGAAAATGTATCAGAGCTTATGAGTGCAATCAAATGAATATAATTTTACAACACTTTGATGGTGAACTACGAGAGCTTGATAAGTTATCAATGGCTAACATCAAAGACTATGCCGAAATGGTCGGAGCAGATTATAGACTAGTCAAAGGCAAGCCATTTCGTAAACACCTAACAGCTCCATGCCAAAAGGTTTACATGCTTGATGAAGAATGGGATGAGTACGATAATGTGCTTATGCTTGACATTGATATGTTTGCAGTTAAAGGAATGAAGACAAACGTTTTTGAAGAACCAGGTATTGGTCTGTACGCAGAAGTACAGCAAAGACTTCATAGAAATATTGCTTCAGCCTATCCTATGATTGCTAGCCTTGATGCTCCATATTGGGGTGGTGCTATTTACAAAATGGACAGGCCCACAAGAAAACAATTACGCAAAGAACTCGGTGGCAATGAAGGCTGGATGAATAATTACAATCGTCTTTATCATTTTGAAGATGAAGGTATTATGCATACTTTAGCTTACAAGTCAGGTTTTAAAACAATGGATCCATACATGGATAGAAAATGGTGCCAATGTAGTTTCTTACCTAATGCTAAACATGCAGGTTTTATCCACATTAGAACAAAGATTAAACCCGAAGGTCCAAAACGAGAGAAGATTGAAAACTATAGAGACTTAGTCGAAAAAGGTGTGCTGTGAGAAACTTAATTTATCAAGTATGGTGTGGTACTCTTTCGGAGGAAGCGAAGGCCAGCAGTAAGCTAATGAAACAATACGCAGATCGTATTGGAGCTGAATATCTTTTACACATGAATCCTAACATTGCTTCTAAACTTGTAGATGGCAATGGTCCTTACTGGGAGTGGCTGAACCCTGTAGTTGATGATTCTTTTTTAGAATACGACAATGTTTTGGTAGTTGACCTAGATGTTTTTCCTGTAGAAAATTTAAATGAAAATATTTTTGAACAAAACTTTGGAGATGTTGGTGCATGCACTGAACCATTTCAAGGAAAGCAAAGGGCGACAGTTACTGTAGGCGGGCATATCAATAAAGCAAATGATGAGAAATGGGCTGGTGTTATCAAAGAGAAATGGGGTGTTACACTACCACGTGATAATGATGGACACCTCAAAGTATACAATGCAGGAGTTGTTATATTTTCAAATGAAGGCATGCGAAAGGCCAGAAATTGGATGCCATTTCAAGAATATATAAATCTTATGAGAAGTAAAAACTTCCAAAGATTTTATACGGTCGATCAAAATTATTTTCATGCTATGGCATTCGTTAATGATATTGATTTTGTTGAAATGGATAACGGATGGAACTCACAAATTCATTACATTAGAGGTCCACTAGCAATTACCGGTAATATCAATGATGAAAGAAATGCTAGCACTAAATTTGTGCATGTGCAAATGACTGCTCATAGATGGAATGAAAAACATTTGTATGAAGTTACAAATCTTCCACAAAGCAAATGGACTTTCGATTATGAGAGTGTTTAAGTAAACAGGAGAATCAGATGGCTTATGATCCGTTTAGAGTAAAAGAAAGAGAAAGACAAGATGGTACACCAAATGGAAGATCAAAAGTATTAGAAAAATTAATTAAAGATAATAACTTGAAAACCGGAGCTGAACTGGGTGTAAGGTCTGGTGAAAATTATTACTATCTATTAGCACACTGCCCCGATCTTGAATTACTCGGAGTGGATCTTTTTCAAATACAACCAGAAGGTGCTGGTGATGGCCGAAGATGGAAAACCTTCGAAGAGCCAGAGCCTGATGGAGTATTCACATACGATTTTGAATCATATTATAATTTTATTCTTGAATTGCAAGAAGAATTTGGACCTCGAGCAAAGTTTATTCGTGATTGGACTACAGAAGCGGTTAAACAAGTACCAGATAACAGTTTAGATTTTATTTTTATTGATGCTGACCATGCTTATAAATCAGTAGTAAAAGATATTCAAGATTGGGCACCAAAAGTTAAAAAGGGTGGATATATTACTGGCCATGATTGGTACATGTCTTCAGTAAAAAATGCCGTTAGAGAAGTTCTGGGCTCTGTATCGATACACCCAGACAACGTATGGATGTATAGAAAATAAAATGCTTACTGCAAATTTAAAACACGTTGAATCTGTAGATGAATTTTACACTGAAATTCGTAGACAACAAGAAGAAGCTCATGGTGATAAATATTGTGCTATGCACGATGCTATTCGCAAATACCTGAAAGATTGTAAGTCATATAAAGAACTTGGTACTCATCAGGGTGGCACTGCTGCATGTGTCATGACTGCAGAACACAAACCGGAATACATTGAATTGGTTGATATCAACCATGTTAAGTATAGATGGAAGTTAAAGTCTTTAGCCGAACCATATTGTAAAGAGCATGGCATTGAGCTTGTTGTTAAAGATGCAGACTCTACAGCTTTAGGATCTTTAAGTGATCGTAGTATAGATATGCTTGTTATCGATTCATTGCATAAAAGATACCATATGGAAGCAGAGCTTACAATGCATGCTAAGTATATCAAAAAATATATCATTGCCCATGACACCACCATTTGTCAAGATAATCCACCAGATGCTTTGTACGCATGCTTACATGATTTTTGTAGAGAAGCACCGGGCTGGGAAATTGTTGAACGTGAACTCGCTAATGTTGGATACACAGTACTGAAAAGAAAATGCTAGCATTTGTAATTGCCATTCCTAATCATGAAGTATCTCAAGCTGCAGCTGATAAATGTATTCAGTCTGCAATTAATTATGAGAACAATTTTGATATTGAGAAGTTTACTGCTATCACGGCAGACAATGTTGAAGACAAACTCAGAGAATACAAAGTTAAGTGGAACTATCCATGGGAAGGCGAGGTGGTTGACTTCGCCACAGGCCTTACAAAGAAATCATATCCTACATCTAAGAGAGCCGCACGAGTTGCATGTGGTTTAAGCCACTACAGCCTATGGTCTGCGTGTGCACACGGTGCGACTCCCTATCTGGTGTTAGAACATGATGCTATTTTTACCGGTAAATTAAAGTATAATATTATCAATCAGAGTAAAAAATTAATCATTAGTATCAATAATCCAATGGGTGCAACCCGAAAATCAAGAGAATACGTTGAGTCTGTAAAAGAAGCAATTCCAGATGTGTATGGTGTTGTAACTGCACCATACATTGATGAGAGAAATGTGCCACAAGGACTGCCCGGAAACTCAGCATATATAATCAAACCAGAAGGTGCTAAGAAAATGCTTCAGCTGGTAGATGAGTATGGCCTTTGGCCTAATGATGCTTTGATGTGCAAACAGTTAATTCCTAATATTGGATGCACGCAGAAGTTCTATACAAGAGTACAAGGAGTGAGGTCGACGACCACATTTTAAAATGAAAGCATTTGTTATTACAATCATGGACAATCAACCTTCTGTACAAGTTGCCAGTAGGTGTATTAAGTCCGGTGAAAAGTTTGGATTAAAAATTAATAATTGGCATGCAACTACACCAAATGATATGCCAATTGAAAAGCTTATCAACGAAAAAGTTAACATCGCTGGCTTACATGAAACGTACTCTCGTATTGCCAATTGTGCTGCAGCTTTTCATTCTCATTTTTCTCTATGGAAGCACTCAATTGAAATCAACGAACCGGTGATGGTCTTTGAGCATGATGCGGTTGTGGTAAACAATATTCCAAACTTTATTGCATTCGATAAATGCATTTCTCTTGGCAAGCCATCGTACGGAAAATGGAATACACCATCCACGTTTGGTGTCAATCCACTAACATCAAAAGGTTACTTTCCTGGTGCTCATGGATATATCATGAAACCACAAGGCGCAAAGGAAATAATTGCTCAAGCAAAAGTATTCGCTCGTCCTACTGACGTATTCTTAAACACATCTTATTTCCCGTGGTTGCAAGAATATTACCCATGGCCAGTTGAAGCGCATGATAGCTTTACCACGATTCAAAACGAGTCGGGTTGTTATGCGAAACATAATTATGGAGAAACATATCGTGTCGAAGAAGTATGATCAGGCTTTTATTACGGGTTGTGATGAAGGACATGCATGGATGCTTCCATGGTTTGTCAAAAACTACAAGCGTTATAACTCTGCGCCACTAATCTTTTCTGACTTCGGTGTTTCTGAAAAAACTCTAGAGTATGTTAAGCAGGAGTTTCATTGCATCTTAGATATGACGAAAGTAAAAGAAGCTGGCTGGTTTAAAAAACCTCGTTCTATGCTATATGCTCCAGCAAAGAAAACAGTGTGGATCGATACCGATTGTGAAATCCTGGATAACATCGAAGATATTTTTAACAAGCTTGTTCCTAACAAATTAGCAATGGTAGAAGATAAGCCTTGGTCAAAACGTAGAGGTGAACTGTGGCACAACTCCGGAGTTGTAGGCTTTATAGATAAACCTATGATTCTACATCAATGGTGTCAACGAGTTCATGACGAACCTAATGTAGGAGATCAAGAAGTATTACATTCAATGCTCGATCCTATGTCCAAGCTGGTGCATATTGAAGATCTGCCGAATGAATACAACGTTTTAAGGATTCAGGTTCAGCTTGATGGTTACAAAGGGAAAAAGAAAATTATTCATTGGACCGGTCCAAAGGGAAAGAATCAAATTAGGAGCATGATTGATGGGTAAAAGAATTGTACAAATCTTAGGCAACGGTGATTCGTGTCATTTTTATAAAGCTGCTCCTCGTCCTGGATTGAAGTTGACATGCAATCTTCCACCATTCGCTATGGAAGATCCGGTGTATGCCACCACAATTGTAGATTTTAAAATGATGAATGCAATCGCAAAGCAAGAGATTGTAGTACCCGGTCAATGGGTTCTTGGAATGAGACCAAAAGTTTTCATGGACAAGTCGCCGGCTATTCATATCAGGCACGCTCATCAAATCAAGCAATTCTATACCACACTTCCAAAGTACTGTCCTAATTACACTGATCTAAGCTGTGGTCATTTTGCTGCGCATTATGCAGCCAGCACATTTAAGCCAGATGAAATTCATTTGTATGGATTTGATTCTATTTTTGATTTTAACTTGCGTAGTTCTTCTGACTTCTTTATGCATTCAGATCGAGAGAACATGAACAACTATCGTCTATCAAATAATTGGAGACCACTTTGGACTGGTATCTGGAACGAATTCAAGAACACTAAATTTGTGTTGCATTATTTCCACAAAGACGTCGCGCCAAAGCATGGTGATAATGTCGAGGTTGTAGTCTACAAAAAAGAAATGATGAAAAAATTATCATCAGATGGTGAATAATGGTTTACTTTCTCAAAAAACTGTAGTATAATAGATCTACAGTTAAAGAGGAGCTAAATTATGGAATATCGTTATCCCGTTCTTGCCAACGTTCTCAAATCAATCGCAGTTGATTGGTCCGAAGAGAATGTCACCTATCAACTTCAGCGTCTTACTTCCGACGAAATGCGGAAGCTGCGTGAGCTTTTCAACACAGCCGAAATGATTGAGGACAATCGCGGCAAGTTCAATCCTTTTGGCGACGATGACTATTGGAAGGACGCGGTATGAGCCATCCCTCTGAAATCGTCAATACGAAAGGTCACTGGGCTGTTGGAGTAAAATGGCCCGTGATCGGCAGTAAAGGTGATAAATATATTGTAGAAATGCTCGATTCCGGTTTTGATTGTAACTGTATCGCATTTCGTAAGTGTAAGCATATCAAGTCTGTAGAGGAAAAATTCAATGATCCTTGTGACGGGCGGTAGAGCTAAACAACGACAAAACGTTTACCGCGCAGCTGAGTTTGCGTGGAACTACTTGATGCCTCGAGTAAGAAATTGTTTTGTTGATATTACAATTAAGAAAATAAAAGATGCACAAGGTTATTGTCTTGAAGCAGATGATAGAACCTTTGAACTTGAAATTGATCGTCGACTAGAAGGCGATGATTTATTAACGTGTGTTTTTCATGAAATGGTGCATGTTAAACAAGGTGTTCGTAATGAATTAAAAGATGTGAACTATTTTGCAAAGAAGTGGAAAGGTGAAGAGTACATTAATATACTCTATGATGTTAACCATCCATGGGAAGTAGAAGCTTACGAATTACAAGAGGAAATTTTGAAAGAATGGAAAAGAAGGTAAGACACCAGACAGATAAAGAAGCTGAGTACTATCGTAGTATGGTTGTCGCGCAAGGTGATGAAATTCAAATTTTACGTAACAACGTGAAAGAATTGCAAGGACAACTCCAAGGTGCATATCGTCGTATTGGCGAACTAAGAGAAGCTTTGGATATTGAGGTTGGTCAGAACAATGAAAGAGTATAAGATCTATACAAAATCCGGATACTGCGGTTACTGCGATGCAGCTAAAATCTTGATGAGAGAAAAAAATATTCGATTTAAGGAAGTCAAGCTGGTCACTATAGAACAAAAGCAATCTTTCAGGGATGAAGGATTTAGTACTGTGCCACAGATTTACGATGATGAAGGTAACCATATTGGTGGTTACGATGATTTGAGAAAAAAATTAAAATAAATGCATTTTAGGGGTGTACTTTCTCGGAAAAACGGTGTATAATATATCTAACAATTGATGAAGAGGAGCAAACATCATGACTTACATTATGCAACAAGACCTTCGCGATTACATTAACGCTCAGCGCGCTGAGGCGGAAGCCTATTCTCAGCAGCCTGGCTGTTGGATGGGCAAAATGGTCGATGCAGACGATATCGAGTATTGGTCGGAGCGTGTTCCGTCTGGTACTCTTCAAGAGCTCAAGCGCACTGAGCTTATCGAGGATGCATACTACATCACTGCTGATCATGTCAGCAAGTCGTATGCACGTTCTCTTCAGTTCCATCGTTGGACAGATGACAAGATCCTCCGCCACATCGAGAAAATCTCGAAGCAGGCCGAGCGTGAGCGTCAGATCGATCACCTTGAAAAGGTAGCCGAAGAAGCTCGCCTTGACAACCTTGCTGCAGACATGGGTGTCTGTCGCGAAACACTCGATCGCTGGATCGAGGAAGATTATCCTAGCGAGGTCTTCCAGCCTCGCTCTCATCAACCAGATTATGCGGTGTACTAAGATGCTGAAGTTCATGTATGATACACATACTCTCGAGTATGGTCCGGATGTTAGGGTTGCTTATTACAAGTTTGAAGGCGCAGACTATCGTGACGATGTACGTCTTCTCGAAAAAACATACAGGGAAGATTATAAAGTCAAAGTTGATCGTATTCTTTCCTGTTATAACAGTGGCATCGATCCAATTACTGATGTCCGTCATGGTCCAGCCGAGTACGGGTTTGAAGTAATTTACGAAGGGTTTGCACCAGTAAAACGTGAGGACATTGATGCCTCTGTCTGAGATACAAGAAGCGCTGCCTATGCTGCTTCAGCTCCTCTTTTTAGTAGCATGTGGCGCGCTTCTTGTAGGAATATTCGTGGCTATCATTAACTTTATTGTTAAGAACGCTATCGCAATTGTTCTTATTATGTTTTTGTTTTTTGCATGGCAAAGTGGAGTTTTACTTGAATGGTTCCGTAGCTCAACTGGATAGAGCAGCAGACTTCTAATCTGCAGGTTGAGGGTTCGAGTCCTTCCGGAATCGCCAAATGCGAGCGTGGTGGAATAGGTAGACACACAAGACTTAAAATCTTGAGGCTTTAAGCCGTGGGGGTTCGAGTCCCCCCGCTCGTACCAAAGGAGGAAACAATGGGCAGAGCTCAGCGTATACATAAAAGTACTTCTGCAAGAAAAAAAAGAAGAGCTACAAAGGACATTGTAATCACAAGAACTTTGAATTTGTTTTCTAAGTTACGACGAAAAAGGCGCAACCGGACTGCCTAGCAATTACGCTGAAATCCGGAGCACAATGACTACATGCATCCAGTCTATATAAGCTGGCTCTGCTTTATTAAGGTGGCAGGCAGGATTACATAAGAAGCCTGCCACCATTTATGCGGGTATAGTATAATGGCAATTACTGCAGCCTTCCAAGCTGAGGATCGGGGTTCGACTCCCCGTACCCGCTCCACAAGGATATAAATATGACTATGGATGATCTTTTACCAATCGACTACATTATGGTAATCATGTTCGCATGGATTATTTCGCAATCAATTATTGTAGCGGATCTCTTCTGGCTTGGCATTGGTATCTGGTGTTTCCAAATATATGCTAGGAAAAGAGGAGGATGGCAAGATGAGTGATGATATTTTTGACTTTGGGTTCACTGCAGTTAACGAAGATGAATTAAAAGTCGCACAGGATGCCGCTCGTCAAGTTGATGAGTATAGTACCACCATCAACGATACACAGCAAAAGCTTGACAAGCTTTACAATGCTATTACTCCCCTTTTAAACAATCTCAAACAGAATCCTGAAAAAGAATACATCCTTTGGCCAGATCGATTAGCCAAAGTTGAAGCATTCGAAACTCACCTTCAAAAAATATATTCAGCTTAATGCATTTTTATGGTTTACTTTCTCGTCAAACTGTGGTAGAATAGATATAACAATTGAGGAGTAACTATGAAATACGCAATCACTAAAGACATGTCCAAGGCTCAGCGCCTTGCGGTTATCAAACACTTCGCCGAAAAGCACAACAAAAAAGCTATTGTTCGTGACTACACCGAAAAGTATGCCGATCATACTCTCAAAAGTGTCCGCGATGATATTAACATCAATGCTTATACCGATGGTGCTAAATATCTCGATGAGCATTATGGCGATCGTGTTCGTGAAACCAATGAGTATGAAAGTGAGTGGAACTAATGACTATGCATCTAGTTCGTGGTATGACTACCACCTCTACCCGTAAACGCAAGCAAAATCGTAAGCCAGGCCAAGCTCAGGCTCAGGCTGCTCACGATGCATGGCTTCGTAAAATGGGTGTCCACCCTTCACAGCTTAAGACAAAGGAGAAGTCTAGTGGCGCGAGTGTTCCGAACTATTCAAAGACGAGTACAGGTATCAAGACGTCAGACGTCATTGTTCCCATCGCTGGAAAGCGTAAAGCAAACGAGTATTCCGGAGATTACATTGTTGGACTCGCCACAATGCACAAGTCTAACATCGTCCCTGTGGGTAAAGGCAATTCAGCCGAAGACTACGCTAAAATGAGGCGTTAGTAAAATTAGTCCTTTACTTTTCTGTGAAACTGTGGTAGAATATATACATGATGGAAAAAGTACTACTCACTGGCAAATCACGTCACGGCAAAAATCGTATCAATCAGCACGGCAAGCTTTGGTTTGTCCAAGACATAGGTACGTTTAGAGGTTCGCCTGCAGCGCATTTGCGTAGTGAATTCAAGACCGAAGGACCTAAAGACAAAAAAGGCTTTGACAGCCGATGGGTTCTTCTCCAGAATGATCCTAACTTTGTTATCGAGGAGCAACGATAATGGCACTACAAAAACGTAAAAAGAAAACTGTCCGTGCACGCCGGCGTACTGGCGCAGACGGTGCACCGGTTGAAAAAGGTTTCGACTCTGTAATGTACTACTTCCAAAACGAAGTAGATCGTAAAGAGACGATCAACCTTGTCAAGTCTTTCGTCAAGTCTCAGTTTAACAAGACAGACGCTAAGAATATTCTTGCAAATCCAGACTATTGCTTTGGTCATTCATACATGGGTTCTACTTCTTACTGGTATATCAATGCCAATGAAGTAACTGAAAGATCTGAGTACTGGAGGAATGGTGTTATTAATCGTCTGAAAGAATTGGTCGATCGAGGTAAATCAATTCTCAAAGAAAAAGCATCTCAAAAGAAAGTTGAGAAAAACGTTATCTCTCTTTCTCCGATGCAACGTCTACAAAATAAGATCAGCAATACAATCATGCAAGATTTGCTGGATCTAGAAGACCAATGGATTGAAGGTGAAAAGACTACGATTGATGTGTATGGTCTTTTCAAGAAACATGGATTGCCTGGTTCCGCAACGGGCCAGGTAAGGAACGTCGTTGAAGGATGGCTGCTAGACTATGAAGATGCCCTCTTTGCCAGGTGTGACCAGGCTGTTGAAGGGTACTCGCATTTGAAAAAGCCAGAACTAAAGCGACGTGTAAAGGCCTGTCAGGAAATGCTCCTCGATCTTGACAGGGTAAAGTCTGCAGCCAAGGCGACGCGTAAGACAAGGGTCAAGCAGCCCTTGGCTGCAGACAAACAAGTAAAGAATGTCAAGTACAAGACAGAGGATCCGAGCTTTAAGCTTGTCTCTATCAATCCAACACAAATTGTTGGTAAGGTAAGATTGTACACATTCAATACTAAGACTCGAGTGTTAGCCGAATATCTAACACAGGCTGTAAAGGGATTTGAAATCTCTGGTACGTCAATCAAAAACTTTGACAAAGCCAACAGTCGTCAAGTCAAACTAAGGAAACCACAAGAGTTTCTGCCGGAGATATTTGATCGTACGCCGAAACAAATATCGAAAGCGTGGTCTGACTTGACTACTAAGTCTTCAGTACCAAATGGTCGTATCAATTCTGATACAATTCTACTAAGGGTCTTGGATAAATGATTGAAGATCAATTTTTAACTAAGTCTAAATTTACTAAGCTTGTTGAAAAGACGGTGCATGAATTGAAGGTACCCTATATGGAAGCGATATTGCATCTTTGTGATAAGAACAATATTGAACCGGAGGATGTCAAGAAGTTCATTTCACCGATCATTAAGACAAAGCTTGAAGCTGAGGCAATGCAGCTAAATTTTTTGCCAAAACAGAATGCACTTGACTCTGCTTTATTCGAATAGTGTGATATATACTAATACATACTATGTACATTACAGCAAATATAGTGTATAATATTACAGTTAACAATTCAGTAACAAGGACAATACGATGTCATTCGAAAATCTAAAGCGTAATCGCGATCAAATCTCAAAACTCGTTCAAGCAGCCGAAGCTACCGGTGGTGGCGGAGAAAAGAAATCTTATGTTGACGAGCGAGTGTGGAAACCAACAGTAGACAAAGCGGGTAACGGGTATGCAGTACTCCGATTCCTCCCTGGAGCAGAGGGGCAAGAACTCCCATGGGCTCGATACTGGGACCACGGATTCAAAGGTCCTACCGGCCTTTGGTATATCGAAAACAGTCTTACTTCTATTGGTCAGAATGACCCAGTTGGCGAACTCAACTCCCGGCTGTGGAATTCTGGGATTGAAGCGGACAAAGAAAGAGCGCGCTCACAAAAACGTAGACTCCACTACGTAGCAAATATCCTTGTTCTGCAGGATCCTAGTGCTTCTCAGAATGAAGGTAAGGTGTTCCTCTATAAGTTTGGTAAGAAGATCTTTGATAAGATCATGGATTCTATGCAGCCGGACTTTGCCGATGAAACACCGGTTAACCCTTTCGATTTTTGGGAGGGTGCAGACTTTAAATTGAAAATCCGTCAGGTTGAAGGATACCGTAATTATGATAAGTCAGAGTTTGCAGCAGCATCTGCTCTCTATGATGCAGACGAATCCAGATTGGAAAGTGTCTATAACCAACTACATGATCTCAGTGAGTTCACCGACCCGAAGAACTACAAAACCTACGACGAGCTCAAAACAAAACTGATGCGAGTCCTTGGTGAAGATGCTTCGATTGGTGCGCCTACGATGGCTCAAACAGTTCAAATGAATGAACCAGCTCCGGCACCACAGGCTCCGGCTGCTGAGCCAGTCACTGCCGAAACGATGGCAACTGACGATGATGATACTATGTCTTACTTCGCACGTCTTGCGAACGAAGATTAAGGTCAACCAACCAATTAGGCCTTATCGCTGAATAAGATTCGGATAAAAGTTGGTGTACAATAAGAGACGGATAGGGGGACTTCGGTCCCCTTATCTTATTAATATGCAGGAGTGAGACCCAGCGAAGGATTCATGTTAAACTTGGCGTGTTGGTCTTCTACATTTAGGCCACTTGAAAACGAAAAGCTATTGTCATTCAAGACCATATTAGTATCACCGATTTGCCCGGTAACTAATGGCGGAGGTGCTAATGGTATTGAACCAGTGTTTGATGCAGGTGGTATCTTTGTCGTTGGCTTTGGTGCTGTAACAATAGGTCCTCTAGAACGAGGTATCATATCTGCAGTAATATTATCTATGCTATTCAGAAGTTCAGGTGTCAGCTTCCCAGGGTCGACTACGGTGTAGATTTCATCTTTAATATTGTCCGGAGTAATATCTCTACCGCGGCTCGACAAAGATGCGCTTGCTGCATTAATAATAGAAGACAAGTTTTGTCCGGATTCAATCGCTGTCCGTAAATCCATTGTCGCTTTCATATTATCATTGCCGGTATCATATTGTCTTTGTTTTAAACTCTTATTGTATTTTTCTAGTAAAGCTTCCAACCGGTTGTCGCCTTCATACTGTGGAAGTTGGAGCGCTCTTCTAAGCTCTTGACTACCCATTGCAATTGCAGCAAAGTCTTCTTCAGTAGCTGTACCTTCTTTAACTTTTTTATCTGCAAGTTCTGCTGCTCCAATCGCGGTTTCCATAACTTCATTATTTCTGGTTCTGAACCAATCCGCTAATGCGCCTAGTCCTGCAGAGGCCATAGCGAATAATCCTCCAGCCAATGCACCATACGGACCGGCTAACATCAATCCGATAGCGGCTGCGCTAAATGTATTTGCAACAAAATTACCAGCTTCTTCATCTGCAATATTTTCAACATAAGCACCTAAGGTAGCACCTAATCCAATCAATAAAGCTGGACCAACAAATCTTCCGAAGCCTGTGAAGAAGTATGATCTAACTGATTTCTTAGGTGTAAATCTACCTTTAGCATCTCTTCCAACTTTAGCACCTGGAAAGGCTAGTGCAGTTCCTCCAAACATCTTAGTCACAGCACCGTATAAAAGGCCAGGACCTACATACGCTCCTAATACTGATCCAATAGTAATTAATTGATCAGGAGTGATCGGAGTTTCTAGGCCAAAAAGTTTAATCTTGTCATCTAATGACATACCTTCTGGTAAAACTTGTGTAATTGCTTCTGCTAAGATAGAGCCTAAGAAGCCGGCAATGAATCCTTTCTTGCCGAAGAATGTTCCTAAGAACAAGCCAGTTTTCAATCCATCAACTGCTAATTCTGCTAGAGCGTTGATTGTTGCTGGACTTACTTCAGCGTTTGGAAATGCGTCTACAAACTGTGTAATAAGACTAGTAAATATGTCTTCGCCAAATGTTTCGAGTAACAAAATAGCAGGACCGAATATTAATCCTCTACCAATTATTTTTCCGATTCTCGTGGTTAATGCTTTGATAGTAGCACCACCAAATATTCCAGCTATAGCTGCTTGTAACATAGAACGGATGCCACCACCTATGCCTGAAAATAAATTTAATCCAGTCGCTTCTCTAATTCCCATTCCTAAGCCGGCTTTAAAACCTGCCGGCTCTATCGCTGCTTCATCTCTACGTTTTCTAGATTTTTCTTCTAGTCTATCTTCTAAAGCTTTTTTGCGTTCGGACTCAGCACGGCGCATGGCATTTGATCGAGCTCTTGCTTCTTGATCAAGTCGAGTTCTTACATCAACAAGAGTGTCATTTTGTTTCTGTAATTCTTCTACAACAGCTTGTAATGTTGCCATCTTATCCTCGTGCTTGTCTATCTCTTTCTTCTTGTTGTTCTTTTAAGTCTTCAACCAACAAGGTGATAAAGATTTCCCTTTCCCATGGTAGCATATCATTAATATCACTGAGCGAATGATGAAAGTTTTGCATCAACTGATAATTAGTCTTATAATAATTCACTAAGCTGTCATGAGAAAGGGTGACTGAAAAAAATCTGCCAATCCTTCTAAGGTGCGGACATTTAGTGTTTCACATTCTTCGCATTTAAAGCTAACATCATGAGATAGTTTTGGTAGATTATTTGCAAACTGCATAATCTCTTCGAACTGATTAGTTGTTAGCTGATTTAAAAATGATTCTACTTCCTCTTTTGTTTCATCTAAGAATGAAATTCTTTCTTCATCTGTGTTCAAGCTACCTAAGCATGCTGTAAGCAATCCGTACAACTGGTTAACTTGACTTTTATCATTTAAATCTACCTCATTCAATAATTCTTGGTAGTTAGGATATTTAAGCATTAAAGTATATTTGTCATTTAACTTAATGCTAGGTAGTTTTTCTGGCAAATCAATTTCAATATCCTGTAGGTTGACAGTTACTTTATTCGAATGTTCACAGTTACTACACGGAATTCCAATATCTGATGATTCGCCTGCAGACTTTGTTCTTAATTGAATAAAAATATACTCTACATCGAACGTTGACAACTCTCGAATATCGATCGGATCCGTGATACAAGACTGAATTGTATTCATAATCGAATTTAGAATCTGCGCTTCATCACGAGATTCTAATGCAATCAATAGTACTTTTTGTTCTTTAACTAAAAACGGTCTGTATGAAACTTTCTTTTTGCTAGAGGGGATTACTAATTCATACTGTGGTATATCATTAAACTTAGGCAGAGCCATTGATGTTCACCTTCTTCCATACTTCATTTGCATTCACACGAATAAATTTCTTATTCGTTTCATTTGTGTTTGGATTAGGAATAGTCAGCATCACATTTTTGCCAGCCATCCAAGCACGTAATTTTGCATGTGCTTGTTTATCGCTTCCTACCCATTCTCTCCTCTGCTGCTTAGCAATTTTATTACCGAGCCTATTAGGATTCTGGTGTGTAACTCCCTTTGATACCTGTTTGGATCTCGTTCTTTTCTTTCCCATTTCACTTCCTATATTAAATCAATTGAACCAATCGGTGTGCTGACACTAGCATTAAGGAAATTCTGCGGACTAGTGTCTACTTCTGAATTGGTATATGATAGTGATACTGTGTATTGTAATAAACCATCTAGTTCGTTAGATAGTTCAATGGCGTTGAACGTTGTAGGAAATGCATCAATAAGCTTGCATGAATAAACAGTTCCACCGCCAATTCCAATGTTTGGTCTAAAAGGACCAAGTTGTTTACTAAAACCAACTAACGGCTTTCTTAGTTGGTGTATCTGCACCGGCCTTTGATATTCATTCTTATATCTAATATCAAATACATTCTCATCGATGACAGCTGTTCTCCAGTTGTCAAAATATTTTTTGACTCCGTAATCATTCATCAAGTAGAAAGTCATGCTTACTTCACTGACAGCATAACCATATGCCATCCTCTGAGTCTCCATGCCAATTCTTCTCTCACTGGTCAGTATTTGTTTGCCAGGTATAGTTGCATTAGAACATAGTATATTTAACTCTCTTCCATCCACACCAAAGTCAGCTGGCAATGTGACTAGAAAATTATTAGAGCGCGCAAATCCTAGCTTAACTGAAGCTAGTGCTTTTAAATCATCAATACTAGCCATTCATCTTTCCTCTTGAATCTTTATACACTTGACTTGCAGACGCCTTTCTAAAGTCCTGAGTCGGAAGGAATGTAGCAATTTCCCATTCAGGTTTATCGACTAATGCAAAGCGACTTCTTACATGCTTTGTCAAGTATCTATGAATAGTTGGTCTAATATATTTCATTGGCACTGAACCTTCACCAAGCAAAGCATCAAGTGCTTTTGCTCTAAGAACAGGAGGAAGATAGTGCAGGTTCATTCCATAAAAGCCACCTTCTGCAGGACCCATCATAATAACCAGAGGGAACGCATCGTAATAAGGGAGAGTATCTTTATATTTCGGATCATAGAAATACATGTACATATTACCATACGGTGTAGTCTTAGGACGATTACGTAAAGATATTTCGTCCTGCTGCATAATGTCAGTACGACTTACACGACCAAGATCTGTGGCCTTCTTCCGAAACCATTCAATTGATTGCTTGGTTCTCGGTGTAATGCCAGCTCGGAACGCTTCAATTTCTAATTGTTTAAATAAATTACTCATAAACCTATTTATATCAAATTTCGCAAACTAGTACATCACTTCCTTGACTTCCCTTAAACTTTGTACGTATACGCAATCCGTTACTCGTAATCAAATCTTCCATTTCACTCGTAGTAGCATCAAGGCAATCAACAGGTTCACAGACACTCAGCCTTTCATTGTACTCGATGTAAAGAGTTCCATTCTCTGCCAGCTGATCTCTCCACGTTTGAATTGTTTTTACAGGATCAATTGAATGATCAAATGAATTTGAATATACTAGATCTGCTTTACTTATCCATTCTTCTTTTTGAACTGCAAAGTCATGCTGTATAGTCATTTCAAATTGAGAAGCGGTATCGCTAATTTCTGTTCCAATGACATCTGCATTTCGAAAATGTTCCTTAAACATTTTTTGTTCGGCACCATTTCTTGTGCCATGACAAATGATAAAGTTAACTTTCTTTGCACCTCTGTCATCTGCAATCGATTTGATCGCATGCGGTCTTACAAACTTCCAGCCAATTTTCTGCTTGTTGGCTTTTGTTTGATTTTCTACATATTCATTGTAATCTTTGTATTCATAGATTTTCATTTTCTTCTCTTTTTGCGAAATGGTTTAAGAGGTTTTAGTTTACCCGGTACTTTCTTCAATGGCTTCTGCATTATGCCCATTGTTTGTAAAGTATTCTCCGTCCAGATTTGAAAGTGCCATCCACGATCTTTACAATAATCATTTGCTGCTTGCCACTTGTTCATATTCTTGATATATGTCAGCGATTCGTTAATGTACCTTTTCGATTTGTCTGGCCTCTTTGGCGGTTCTGTTTCTTTGGCGGGTTTGATCTCGACGAGGATTGTTTTGTTTTCAAAGACAATCTTGATATCGGGATAATAGCGGTGATAGCGTTTGTCAACTTCATAATAGTATGGTATTACTACCTCCTCTGAACACCATGACTTGACTTTCGGATTCATGTCGAGCCACTTAAATACATCACGCTCCCATAACGATCGAAAGATCACGTTGCTGTGGTCACCTGAGTATTTGCGAGTATTCTCTACAATGTATCTTCCAGAATATGCCATCGTTTGATATAAATAATGAAGAGTTTACTTAACTATCTATAGGTTTTTCATATGTTAGAAGATAGATTTCAGATTGACCCTAGCGGAAAGCCAACGCTAAGAGATCCTAGTCCAGTGCAAGAAGTGTTTTCCGGAGATCCTGGCGAAAATGCTGGCATAGACGGATCAGGTATTGGTGGAAGTGTAACTGCTAATCACCTATCATCTCAATCGCTCGGTGTCTCACAAACTCCACTTTTAAAATTTCCATTGGTCGACAATCCTGCATATTCAGGTAGAATGTCATTTAAAGTATATAGACTAAAACCTGCAAATGCAGATTTATCTGCTTTATTCGAATCTCCAGTTTTTGATAATGTAAAAGGATACGCGAAAAAAATTACTGAAGCGTTCACAACTGTTCCAGGAGAAGAAGGTGTAGCGCCAATAGAAGCTGATGAGCAGGCAGCATTAGATGCACAGGCTAATGCAGATGCCATTGCACTACAAGATAATAAGAAAGCACAGGCCGATGCCGTGAGGAATATTTTAACCGGTTTGAATGATGAACCAGTTGAAGATGCTCCACGTGTAGATTTATACTTTCCTCTTTCTGTACAAATAGATGACACAGTTGATATTGGTACTGGAAACTTGGGTGGCCTAGGTGTAGGAATATTGAAAGGTGCCGAAAATAATCAAAAATTAGGAACTGCAGTTGCTAATTCTGTCAGTGCAGGATTTCAGAACGTATTTGATTTTGCTTTAGGCGGGCTAAATAAAGAGACGGCTCAGTATGTCGCAAATAAAATGGGGAAGATGGGTCCTCAAGGTATTCAAACTGCGGTGTCTGTCGCCACACAAACAGCAATCAATCCTCATACTCGAGCAGTATTTAATCAAGTTAACATCAGACAGTTTAGCTTTACGTTTAAATTCATACCGGCCAGCGCATCTGAAGCTCGTGAAGTTCAAAAGATTATAAAACATTTCAGAAGTCAAATGTATCCTGAGCTTCTAGAAGTAGGATCCGATGGCGTAACACTTCCTCTTGGTTATAAGTATCCTAACTTATTTAAAATTACATTCAAGCATAGAGGATCAGAAGCAAAGATTCCTCGATTGCAGTATTGTTATTTAAGAGGTGTGCAGTCTTCGTACAATCCTACCGGTCAAGCTTTCTATCGTGATGGACAGCCGAATGAAATTGATATGACTTTACAGTTCCAGGAGTTCAGAACACTTTCAAGAGAAGATATCGAGAAGGGTTACTAATGCGTTACTTTAGTTCATTTGATCAATTATTATATCGATTCGGAAATGAAGAAAGTCGAACAGCTTTTCAAGATCTGTCTGCTTATTCAGATGTTGTTGATGAGTTGAAAGATAACGTTATCTCATATAACACATATGACATTAACGAAGGATACCGGCCAGATCAATTATCTCAGGCTTTGTATGGTTCACCATTATACTATTGGACATTCTATATTATGAATGATCATATTAGAGAAAGAGGTTGGCCACTCTCAAATGAAGAGTTAATGAACGTAGTTAACACAGAATTTCCGGGTGTAACATTAACCACAAGAGACAGTTTATCCGGTAAATTTAAGATCGGTCAAACCGTTAGAGGTGTAGTGTCTGGTGCAACTGGTAAAATTGTACATCGGAATCTAGACTTAGGACAGGTAGTATTAAATGAAGTTACCGGAACATTTGCAGAAGGCGGTGAAGGCATACAGTCAGACGTCACTTCATTGACAGAGACAGTTACCGAATCAATCGTAGCCGTGTCATCATCTTTAGAAAAACTTGCAGCTCGGCACTATATCGATGGTGATAAAAAAATTACAGACATTGATCCTGCAATCGGGCCTGGTGCTTTTTTAACTGAAATTACAAATCAGCAATTCTATTATGATGAAAATGAAAAGCTTAAGAGAATAAAAGTTATTCGAAAAGATTTAATTCAGAAAGTTGCTAATAGCTATAAAAAAGCTTTAAGATCTTAATATGTCAAATAATAATTTAAGAGATGTTCAAGACGACTTCGAGCTAATCGAAGTTCTTTATACGAGTGATAGAGACGTTTCTATCGCGTATGATCTAGTCAATATGATAACAGACTTTGAAATTTTTGAACATATCGATAAACCATTTATCTCCGCACAGTTTGCTCTATTAGACACAGTTAATTTTGTGCAGTCTGTAGATCTACAGGGCGGAGAAAAAATTAAACTGACAATTCAATCGAAAGAAACTGAAGCAGACGCTGATACAATTGTAAAAAACTTTATAGTCGATAAAATAGTTAAATCTCAAAGAGCAGACGATAAGACAGAAGTTTTTTACATTCATTGTTTTGAGGACATTGTTTTAAAATCTAGTTTAATCAATGTAAATAAATTTTATAATGCATCACCGACAAATATTATTGAAAACATTATAAGTGAGTACCTAGGTAGAAATCTAATTAGATCTTTAGATGAATACCAAACAAACATGCAGGTTATTATTCCAAACATGCATCCTATCGAGGCAGCGTCTTGGATTAAAAATAGAATCTCAAGTGTCGATGGTTTGCCATACTATCTCTATTCATCTTTTACAAATGACGACTTGTATCTAATTGACTTAGGACAACTACTAACACGTACACCGATTAATAAAAAAGCACCGTTTACTTACATTAAACCCTTAGGAACACAGTATAAGACTGATAATTTTGTACCTATTCTAGATTATAAACATGAGAATATCGATGACGTGTTATCATTAATCAGAAAAGGTTATGTCGGTTCGAGCTATAACTTCTTAAATACATTGACTGGACAAAACGTGAATTGTAAGTTTGATGTGGTAGCAGATGTGTTTGATCAATTAGATGATCATGCTATGTTTAAAGAGCAGAATAGATATAACTTTGGAAGTGGCGAAAAGGTAGATGGCATTCCTTTTTCTAATTACAATTCAGAAGTAATTACTCGTATTGCGGGTAACGGATCTTACAATAATGCAAACTATAATGTACGTACAGTAGATGAAGAACTTGATCCGATTGCGTACAAGAAAAGAATATCGAGTGGTGCACTTCGCCACTTTATGACAAAGGCACCTATTTCTATACAAGTCAAAGGCCGGCCTTTTATTGCAGGAACTGGTGATTACACAATTGGAAATGTTGCACGGCTTCTCTTCCTCGATTCGAATAGAAGGAATGATGTTTCGGCAGAACCAGATTTCAAAAAATCTGGTGATTACTTAATGTATGCAGCACGTCATACTTTCTCTGTTAGAGATCCAAACCGTGTTGTGTCAAATGTTCTTTGTGCTAGACTCTCTATGCATAGTGACAACTTGAGTGTAGGAGATTTCTTAAATGTATAAGAATCATTTCTACGGAGATGAGACCAGATGGTTTATTGGTCGAGTCGTTGACAATAACGATCCTTTATATCTGGGTCGAGTCAAGGTAAGAATCTATGGTATTCATACAGGATCTACACAAGACATTCCTGAGTATGCATTACCATGGGCACAGGTTGTTTTGCCTGTAACCGAAGAAGGTACAACAGGATATGGAAACAATCCTGCAATCTTGCCAACCGCTCAGGTGTTTGGTATCTTTTTAGATGGTAAGGAATCACAGCTTCCATTGGTTATTGGATCAATACCAAAGATTGAAACAGATGCCACCGACAATGCATATACACCTGAAACAACAGATGATACATTGCCCGGTAATTCAAATGAAGAAAAAACATTCAGGTATTTGATATCTCAAGATCAGCATGCATATACACCTGAACAGGCATGCGGTATTATTGGCAACCTTTTACACGAATCAGGCTTGAATCCTCTTGCAGTATCGCAGGTACCTGGTGAAGATTCATTTGGTATTGCACAGTGGAATCCTGCTGTCAATCGTAAACAAGAACTGATTGAGTACTGTGTACAGAATGGATTCGACTATACATCACTATTCGGCCAACTTAAATTCTTGAAGTATGACTTAGACACTACATACGGATATAGAGTAAATAAGAAGTTAGGTGATTTAAAAGATGCACCAACTGTTGAAGATGCATCTAAGATCTTTGAATTCCAGTACGAAAGACCACAAAAAGGCAGTACGCAGGATCGCATTGACAAAGCCCGTAAAGTATTTGAGAGATTAGCATGACAATACAAAAGGCAAAAAATACTAATACGATTACACTACAGTTTACACCAATTAAAATTAATAGTGTAATTGTCAGAGCTGCGCCTGGTACACTCGGCACGAATGCACGTGGTTATAAAGTGTCGGGTAAAACCATTACACTAAAAAAGGTGCACGGTGAAATTACAGTTGATTATGATTATGATCTTGCAGAAAATCCTGAGGGCCTGAAAAAATTTGCAACATTCTCGAAACAGGCCTTTGGCCAAGATCTGACCGCAGCGACTATT